ACGCCCGCTCGCCTCCCTGTCATGAGGTACATAAAACCGGATTAACGGCTTGTTACACCCCATTTATTTAAGTTTTCCTTTCCAAAATTCGATGTTTTTGCTTCCGATGAAGTCTTTTCCCGGTTTGTATTCGAGCTCATCTTTCTTCGGGTTCCTCCCTGCACCTCCGCCGACGTTACTGTTGACGTTACTGTTTAGGTTGCTGAGGTCGTTGAAGACGTCTTGGAATGCCTTAAACGCTTTGTCTGCGCTTGTGTGCGACCAGCTTGTAGCGTCTCCAACTGCTTGTGCTGCGTTGTACCAGTTGCTTTCGCTTTTACTCCATGTGTTGTTGTGGTTCTGGCTTACTCCAAGAGCACTTGCGGTCGCCGCACTGCTGCTTGCGAGTCCCATGCTTGCCCCGCTGATTGTACCCTGCGCACCTCCCGGAGTGCTTGCTCCGCCCTGTTGATATGCTAAGATAGGGTTTATTCCTGCTTTTCGCATATCTTCCACGGCTCTCTGATAAGCTGTATTGCTCATTTGCTCTTGCCAAGCTCTGTTTTTGGCTGCTTCTGCGCTGTTGTAGGACATCGCCGCGTTGTTGCTTATCTGGTTATATATACCCTGAGTGATTGCTGCCATGGTGTTATAGCCCATTTGCTCGAACATGCTTTTACGGTTAAACTTCTGCTGGCTTTGCATATTGCTTTGAATTGCCCCTAGCATACTGTTCCAGTCTTTCAGGTTCTGTTCTCGGTTTACGCCGCTGGCGCTGCTGCTGTAGCCGCCTCCCTGACTTGAACTTTCGTTGTGCTGTTGGCTTCCTCCGTTGCTCTCCATCAGACTGCCGCCCAACACTTTGTTTATGAGTCCTCCGGCGATCGTCGGGAGTAGTTGTTTGCCGATTCCGAGTAGTGCGCTGCCGATTGCTGCTAACGCCATAATAAAATAGCCCGGGGTTTTGCCCCGGGCTTCCCCCTTTCTTAGTGATGATCTACGAGTCCAGGAATACTGTACATCGGCATAGGTCTTACAGATGTGTTATCAATGACGGTGTCCATGATAAACTGCGGCTCGTTATCCACGGCCAGAGTCCTCTGGATTTCGGAGTCTCCTTCCTTCATCCATGCCTGGCTCAGACTCGGAGTCTCTTTGTAATTATCGCCGTAGTGCCAGCTGTCCAACGTCCCCGTTGCATTCGAACGGAACTTGCCGCTGATGCGGTTTGGCTTCATTCGGTATTCTGCCCATGCTTCTTGATAGCCGAATGCCTGTTCATCAGCTTTCGTACCAGTGAGATACAGCTCCTTCTTCAGAATGGCCTGCTCGCCCAGATTTGCGAAGACAGGATAGTAAAAGTCCAAATTGGTCTTGCGACTCCACATACGCTCCAAGCCCTGCTGGTAGGTATGGTCATGCCGGATGCAGCATACGCCGATAACATAGCCGTGCTCTTCGAAGCTCTTGGTGAACATGCTCCCGTTGTACGGCGTAACACTGATTGCCGCGGCGTTGCCCTGCGGACTTTCTTGTGTCGTGCCGCTGGTCTGGATGACCTGGCTCATGTTGATAGTGATGCGCGTACCACCCAGATATTCCGGAATCTGCACAGTTTTGTCCGAAATCTTGGTGTGGAACAAACTGTAGATCATCTCGCGGTAGCGGCTACCGCCTCGTGCCAGCTGCTCATAGTACTTTTGTACCTGGAATGCCTGTCGCAGCTGGTTGACTGTTGTTGCCGATACTTCATCCATACTTGCGCCCAGATATATTCTTGTGTAACTGGGTCCTGCGGTGCCGTATATTCCTAACGGTTTAGTGTCGTTACTTACGTCTGAGAATACCGACAGGCCGCTTGTTATTTTTTTTCTGTTTGCATCGTCGTATCCGTATACTGGTGCTTCGCCGTTTAGCGGGATTCTTACAGGATCCCCCGCTTTCTGCGGGGAAGGCAAAGCCGATGTGAAGTAGTCGTGGTACTTATTTACCGGCAGTGGCCTGCCGCCTGTGTATGCGTTCTGAAGGATGTACTCAAGATCAGGTGTCGTTGCGTCCATGCCCTTGGTTTCATCGTCCGTATAGTTTACGGTTGCGTCTGCGGTGCTGTTGATGGCCGGATTGTCTACGTTCTGGTCTCGGAACCACTCCTGCCAAATCATAGCGTAGGCTCTAAACGGTAGTGCATTAACGCTGAATGCACTGTCAGTTCCTTTACTCACCTTGGTAGGAATGCCCATGTAATCCATGATGCTTCCCTCGTAAGGTGCGGGCTTGTCTTCCGTGCCAGTTACTTTGACCTGCGGAATGGTGTATTCCTGATTCTGTGCCCACGGCCCAGTATCGTTTTCGCCCATAAATCGTTTGAAGTGGTCCCAGATGATACGGCACGGCACGTTGAAGTAGTAAATATCCATGTGGCAGTTGTCCATTACCGGAAAGATAGGCGTTGTCATACGGACAATTGCCGCTTGGTCAATGCTAAAGGTATCGCCTGGGAGCACTTCGTCCACATAGAACGGAATGAGCTGGCCTGCGTTCATGGTCAGCTTGACATCCTGCCGCCGTTTGAAGCGACTTCGCGTAATGTCCAGTCGCGGAACTTGGTTAAACCCTGCGTCTTTGTTCCTGTTCATTCAGTGGCTTCCTCCTTTTTAGGCTCTTCAGGCGGCTTTTCCTGATAAATGCCCAGATTTTTTGCCCAATCAACAGTGCCGAAGCTTGCGACAAACTTGTCGACGTCATTGTCAAACTTGAGCTTGATTTCCTTCGGGATTTCATTCCAGATTTGCTCGGCCCGGAGCATGATGTTCTGAAGCTCCATCAGATTCTCCGGCATCTGGGTTGCGTCCTGAAGCCCGCCACCCACGTCCGGAATTAGCCTGGCCGCAATGTCAGGGTCGATGGATGCTCGCCGGATGATGTTTTCCAGCTTGGTCTCTTCCAGATAGCTGTCGATTTCCGCCTGCTGGTCGATGGTCTGGTCAAGCGTCAGTACCTTTTCGCCTTTCTTGTTGATTTCCCAGAGATACGTCCGTCTGATGGTCTCTCCGGCCTCAGTGGGCTTTGCCGTTGCAGTCTCTCTGAAGTTACTTACTGAGCGATACGCCATCGAAGATGTTCTCCTTTTCGTTCTCAAACAGGCCCGTTTTTTCGTCAAACTTTGCCAGGCGCACTAACCGATAGTCGCTGGTCGTTTTGCTCATGATGTTGGCCGGGTCAGTTAATGCGATTTTGAAATTGCGTTCGGCTACTTTGTCTTCGCGCTCGGTAAAGATGGTGATGTAACCCATCACGCATTTGTCGAAGATTCCGTATACGTTCATATGATTGCCTCCTTACTTGAACCATTCTTTGATGATGTTGATTGCGATTATAATCGATAGAAACGCGCTTGCCAGAGCTGCCGTTGTGATTCCTGCGAATACTACACTCACAGTCTGATGCCCCCTCTCATCGCTCCGCTCCCCAGGTTAATGGCCTTGGTCTTGCGTGCTGTCTTGTTGTAGATTTTTGTGTCTTTGGATTTTCGCACTTTACTCCTTTTTGCCACGGTTAATGTCCCTCCTGAGGATTTCTACCTCAATGTAGTTTGCTGCCGCCTTCTTGCGAAACGCGAGGTCAACGTAGTATTTTGCGTCTTCGATTGTTGCGGCCTTTTTGATCATACTGTATGCGGCGTCTATTGCCTTGTAGGTTTTCATCAATTCCTGCATAAGGTTCTCTTCGGTCTGGTCTCTTACATTCCATGGTTTGTTCTCCATGTTAAGCCTCCGGTTCGTTTCCTGTTACTGCGTGGTAGATTTTGTCCAGCATGGCGAGGATTTTTTGGATGTTTTCAAACAGCATCTTGATTTCTTGGAGAGTCAGGGCAGTTCACCTCTTTCATAAAGTTATTTTTGTAAAAACAGAGTTTGTTGAGCACATCTTTGTGCTGTTTGACTATTTATGTTGTATCAAAAAAAAAGGGGATCGTCAATCCCCTTTTCCCGGTCTTTTATTTCGTTCGTCGAGTTCCTTTTTGACTTCTTCGTATACGTATCTGCAACGGTGTCCTTCGACTTTGCATGGGCAGCTCTCACAATCCCCTTTACAATATTCGTATCTGTACTTCATGTAGAGTAACTGTTTGTTACTTGCAAACCGTATACTAGTCATATTAGTTCTCCTTTACCGTGAAGCAGCTTGCTACGTGCTGAACTTGGTACAGCGAGTATATCCCGGGATTTTTCTTTGCGTACTTTTTCAGCTTTTGCTTTGCGACTTTTGGCTCTTCCTTGAACCAATCGACGATGTGTGTATCTCCGTTGTTGTCAAATCTTCGGATTTCATAACTGTGCAACATGGCGTTCACTTTTCCTTTCTGTGATTTTATTGTACTATATTTTTAGAAGAAAGTCGAGATTTTTTGAAAAAAAGTTAGAAGAATTTTGCATTGAAGGTCATGCGTTAGGCGCGGTGCGCCGCACGAAGAGCATGACGCAACTTTCCGGCCAGCTGCCGAGCTGCCTCTGATTGAGTTTTCAACACTTTCAACACTTTCAACAGGTTTTCCACAAAAAGTTGCACAAATGGTTTTGTGCATATTGCTATACTTTCAACAATTCAACAAGTTTTCAACAAAAGTTTCAATATCAAAATCAGTAAAAAAATATCGTTCCACGGATAAAAATTTATAGTTTTCAACATTTCAACACTCCCTACTACTACTACTACAACAAGTAAATAATAAAATAATAAAAATCGTGCGTGCGCGTGCGCGATTTCGTGCGCGTGCGCGAACGATTCAATAAAATAAAAAATACTCAGCCAAGTATATATACTTGATAGTTACTTGGCTGAGTGACACCAGAGCTAAAAAACGCCCTTTGCTTTGGACATCTTCTTCTTCATGATTGTTTCTTTATCGGCCAGTTGTTCGGCATACCGTTTGTCAGTTTCCATGTTTCTTTCGATTAGGGATGCAATGGCTTTTTCTTGTCGATACTGCTTGATTCTCCACGCCTTTTCAGGATTTTCAGCTTCCAGCTTTCGCCAATAATATTCTGGAATGGCTGCTCTCTTGCCGTTTGTCAGCTGGATATATCCAAGTTGCCATAGCCTTTCTTGATTCTCTTGAAACCATTTGTCTCCGAGGCCTGGCTTTCGGCTCATCACACAGAATGGCGGTCTGAGTCCCATTTTCTTGTACCTGTCTCTGTCGTTTCCGTACAGCTTCTTGGTCACATATCCAGCTACGTAGTTATACGTTTCTGGCGTTGCTTGAGCTATGTCAACTGTCCCTTGTCCCCAGACCTTGACTAGCTTATCGCTCGTGTAGTGTCCAAACCTTGATAGCTTGTGAATTGGCTTTAAGTCGTCTGGATACCACCCGTACAGTATCATGTGATAGTGTGGTCTTGAGGTGTTGTCTCCATACTCTCCGGCTAAGAAGTATCTGATAGGCTCTCTGACGGCCTTTCTAAGCCTTTTCATGAATAACTGGACATCCTCCACGCTTAAAGTTTGCACCGTTCTAGGACGCTCTGAGGCGCCTTTCCAGACGTTCACGCCTCCCTTGAAGATTTCCCCTGTTTCCGTGTTCTGTGTTGGCACATGGTCGTCATCATAGGTTAATGTGATAAACCAGATGCTTTCTTTGTCGTGGCTGTATGCTTCTAGCTCCATCCGCGTTGCCCAGTCTTTTCGCTTGCGTAGTTTGCATCCTGTACATTGTCCGCATGGAATCATCATCACATCTTTACGATACATCAGATCTTCGTATCTCATGTTGGTTTTATGTGTTGCATTAAAAGAAGCGAGCGAGTATACACGCCCGCTCGCCTCCCTGTCATGAGGTACATAAAACCGGATTAACGGCTTGTTACACCCCATTTATTTAA